TTGGAGCTTTAGTAAGTAACTCAATATCTGCACGATCAATTTCTAAAGCCTTAGTAATACCATTTTGGGCCATAGTACTACCTGAACCTGCCATAACTGCACCAATAAAGTGCATCTCATCCCTAAAACCTCGCCACAATTCGTCTTTATGGTCACGAGGAACAGCAAAATTAGGAATAGCATCATTGACAGAATCAGCAACATTAGACATTGCAGACTTCATAATAGTTTCAACAGATGTAACTACAGAATCTGAAAGTTTTTTGAATTCATTTTTGAATTCCCCATCATTATCTGTTGGTTCATCTGTATATTCAGCAATACTTAAATCAATAAGAGATTTAGCCAAATCTTCATCAATTTGAATAATATCACCATCTTTAAAATTTAAATCTTGATCGTCTTCAGTCTTAGCTTTTTGAGTATAAGTCTGAAGAAATTTAATCCACTTCTTCATTGCAATAACCTTTTTTTAAAAAGTAAAATTATAATAAGCCAATATATCCACTAAAATAATATCTAATAATTTTAAATTATCCCCAATATTTATTTAGCTTATATTTAACTTACTTTTCCCGTCAAACGCTTAAAAGTCTCTTCAACCAAGTTAGGAATTGAATTCTTAACTTCACTAATTTTTGCTTTCAAAAAGATCCTTCGTTGCTCTGCATGTTCTTCTTTAGTAATAAAACTTTTTTTAGATATATGAAATTTAGCATCTTCTTCTTTTTGAATTGTCTGCAATGCTATAAATACATCAGGAAAATCACTTTTCAAAATATTATCTGGAATAGAAATCACAGATTTAGCAATTGCTTCAACAACAGTATTTCTATTTACACCTAAAGGACAACATGAATACTCAAAAATAAGAGCTTTCTCACTAATTCGCTTCGCTGAAGAAAGATCAAAGTTGAGTCTTTTTGCGTCTTCTTCTGTCGGTGTACGCCATTTTACAGAGCCACCAATAGATTTTCCATTTAATGTCCCAGATTTAACTAAATGCCAAATTGTCTCAGGAAACCAAGTAGCTTCTGTAAAACTTTCAGGCCGTTCAACATATTTAGTTTTAGCTTTCCATACATGTCCTTGACATTTTTTCTGCCAAAGAGATTTGCCCACTGGAGGAATATCATAGTTGTGATTGTAGGCAACAACTGGATTTTTTTGGAAAGAGCTAAAATCTAAAGATTCTGGATCAACTACCTCTCCATGCGAATCAATAGAACCGTCACTAATGACGCTAATATCTGCTTTTTCCCCTGGAATAAACGATTCAAAAGCATCAGATTTAACTAATCTTAATGGTGAATACTCCCCAGACTCCAGATCCACTTCTAATTGTTTTGCATCAGCATCTTTCATAGGAAAATCAAGTGGTCCAATACAATCGCCATAAGCCTTATCAAATTCAATCATTTTAAATTCCTACTTGATTTAAAATGGCTCTGGTGTGGGATTAAATGCTCCTACACCTGAACCAGTCCTAATAATTTTAAGCATCCGATGTCCCATCATATTAAATATAGGCATCCATACAGGACGTGGAGCTATAAACATACCTACTGCACGATGTTTTATAAGTGGATTTATAAGTCGAAGTCTAGTATATTTCTTTGCAGATTGTGGAACTTGTGCAACTCCTCCTAACTCTAAAGCAGGTGCATATTCAACATCTGTACTAATTCTGACCCTGTGAATCCAATTAGCTGTAGACTTTGAAAATTTAAGACTATTCGCTAAGTTTTTAGTTTGCCAAAAGGGCGACTGCCCTGGAGAAGAATGTCTAACTCTTCGCCTATAAATACCTGAAACAGGTTCAGAACCAGCTGTTTTAAGAAGTTCGCGTTTTAAACGGCTTCTATATTTTGCCCCTGCAACATTGGTATTTATTTGAATACGTCTAAATATATTTCTAAAAGCCTGCCCATTCCATTGAACTCGTATATGTGTTTGAACGCTATACATAACTAAAAATTTTTACTTTTCTGCTGTTCCAGCTTCTCTTTCATTATCTCGCATTAATTCAGGACTAACGTTAATTGCCCTTAACTCATCACCCCCTGGAAGAGGGGGTAAACCATAATCTTTGCGAGACTCATTAGGCGTTTTAATTCCATTCATTACAAACTGGACATTCTCTTGCAGTTTTTCTGTACGATTTTCAGGGACAGGATCATCATAAGCTATGAATAATCGTCCTGAAGGATCAAATAAAGGCAATAACAAACTATTAAGCACGCAAGCACGATAGCTACATCTTGGTTTAATTGCATGTTCAGCATGTTGAACTTGTGCAGCTTCTAACTGTTGTCGATTATGTGACGCATCTGAAATTAAAGCAAATGGCACGTCATGTGCATTCGCTATAGCATTTTTACTCCATTTATGGATTTCTAGTCTAGCTAAATCTCTAGGAGGAATTGTAACAGGAATATAATTGATCTCATCTTCAGGCACCCAGATACCTCCTGAACGACCTTTGCCAAACTTTAATTTCCACTGTCGTTCATACCGCTCTGCTTCATCTGCACCAAATGCCCCATCTTTTCCTGGAGCTAAAATTGCGTCAGGACGTGCCTCATTTTCTAACAGACCATTTTCATGAGAAAGCAATTTTGTGTTCACTTCATTCGAATCAAAACTTGCACCTAATGAACTTAATCCATTTATATATGGATTTGTTAAAGAAGGCTTTCTGAACGGGATTATGTCTGCCTCATTATAAACTGTTGATTTATTTCCCGGCGAAGTAAAAACATATCTATCGACAATATTTTTTGTTCCTGAATCTTTTACAACCTCCATCCAATGCGAAGGTAAAATCCAAATATTTGTTGGCACATTAAAAACATTAACTTGAACTAACCAATATGCTTTACCTGTAATATCAAGGTATAACTCTGTTAATTCAGATAATCTAACACCATTGATATGTGGAGAGTCATTTGCACGCTCTAATAAAGTCAATATTGGATGACTTACTACTTCTTCCACATTTATCATAGAATTTAACGTCTTACTTAAATTAGGTAAGGACGTTAAATAATTTATTTTTTGCGAGGAAATTGCCTTTTTTTCAATGCCATCTCGCAAAATTGTCCTATCTTCTCCTGGAGAAGTTCTTAAATAAAGACGCAAAGGATTATTTGTTACACCATTTGCATTTCTATTGGCACATGCAAAAACTGTACCTTTATACTCTTTAACTAATGTCTCATCTGATGGACTACGCTTGATTCTAAATCCATCATAATAAGTACTTCCATTACCTGTCATCCTTCCAGCTATTCCAGAAGGAGATACACGTTTTTTACTTTTAAAAACCCTAGTCATCTATAAAAAATCTCTATAATTATAATAAGATAAATCCTCGTCATCTAAATCGCCTTCCCAAAGAAAGGGATTGCGAGGATCTAACCATTTTTGTTGCTTTTCAATTAATTTTTCTTCAAGACCACTATCTTCTACGTCTTTTTGCTCAAGTACTTCTTCAGCAACAACATTACGAGCTTTAACCACTTCATTTAAAAAATCTTCATTCCCCTCATGTTCTAAATTTTTAAAGGGCATATTTTAAAAATCTTCAAAATTTAGATCATCAATAAATCCGCAATGCGTGCAATAAAGAATTGCCTTACTTATTTTTTCTTCGCCCCCACTGGAAAGAATAGCCGATTGATCTGTATCCACTGTTGGCTCTTGAGATGCAGAAGTTTCAATTGCTTGAAATTGAAAATTACATTTGCCCGTGCGTTGACAATATAGTTTCTTCTTTTGTTCGCGTTTTTCTGAAGAATCATCTTCAATCATAATTTTAACAAACTTCCTCCCATATACAAATACAAAATCTCGCGTCCTTCGCGTCCTTCGCGTCCACCTGTAGACTATTTACAAATTTTTCGTGTTCTAGTTCGCGTAAACTTAATATTTTTACCAATCTTCGTAACTTTAGTTCGTACACAACAGCCATCTACACATTCACGGGTAATTTCCCGCGAAAAAAAACGACTACGCATTGTTGTCTCTTCTTCAGCAGCTTGACCAAGTGCAACAGCCAAAATCATTGCAGAAAGCATAATCTTCTCCATAAAAATTGTTAAAAATATTTATATGCCCCATTTATGCAGCTTTTTTAAAGTCAACACCCATAACTAAATACCGTAAAGCATCCATCGCATGATTATCCCGATCAACTGGGCGATCACCTATAATCTCTTCATCTTTATCAGGATAAACATACGTCTCTGCTTCGGCAATAGTCGCAATACATCTGTTTTCAATAATTTTAATACGATTAGTATAACATCTATGATTTACAGCTGAAATTCCTGTAACAATATCTTTTTTAGCTTTTACAACTGTATGACCACCTTTACGTAACTTCTTTATTAACTCAGGGTTATGATCGGCAAACCATTTTGGCGTTTTACCATTAATTTTTTTAGGTAAGGCTTCTGCATGTGACTCAATAGCAGTTTGAGATTTATACCTTTCAAACCATATATAAAGGACATCTCTCCCGAAAGTGGCGTTGCTGGACAAAAACCCGTTGATCGCACAGAAAGGATCGTTCCATCCAAAGTCTATCCCTCCATATAGATGCCCTGGGGAACGCAGTAATTCAATCATTTCTTCATTTTTCATAGGAATAATGTTGCGATATAATGAAGGATAAACTAGCCCTTCCAAATTCATAAATTGTCCATCATACCGCTCAGCAAACTTTTCTGGAGTCATAGACCTTTTTGCACGCTCATACTCTTCATTAGGGTAAGCAGGATTCCTAAAACTGCTCCAGCTATGTACAAAATAATCGGAATCTCCAGCTTTAAAGGGCTTGTACCATTCCTGGAATAAAGCACCAAGCCCATAAGGAGTAGTAGTAATAAGAATTGGAGCCATTTTAGCCCCCGTCCTACCTGTAATTGCGTCAAAGGTTTTCTTT